AATTACTTTAGTGAAGACAGTAAAAATTCAATAGTTCCAGATGACCTCTAAACGTTGAGCGAGCGCCTCATAATATGCATCTTCTTTTGACATGAAGTAGCCAACATAATACCTTTTACCTTCATATATAAAATCAGCTTGCCACCCATTAGATCCACTGACTGCGTACACGTACTTATATCCTGATTGATTTTTGCGTTTTTTATTTTTATTCTGCAAAGAGCAATCTGCCCATCTTAAATTGCCAGGTTCATAATTCCCAGAATTATTAATCCTATCTAAAGAATGCTTTTCAGGCTTTGCGCCTAAATTATTTTCTACGTATTCAAGGAATTCACAAAATCCTTTTTTCCAGTTCGTCGTTCCAGGCATTTGTTCTTTTTGAGTCCACCTACTGAAAACAGTTATCCCTTTTTTGCCATAACGTTCGTAAGCCTTGGCGTTTTTATTACTACACCTTTCAAGCATTCCACGCCAAGTATTGTATAAAGGATGCTCATTCATCCGACCTGATCGGGTACGAATTTCATCTATTGAAACAGCTTTTAGTTTTGGTTTTGCCATTGCCGACGTGCGCTGGTCTTTGATTGTACAGCATCAACCCAAGCTAGTGTGACCACGTCGTCTAGTCCTGGTCAACCTCTGGATGACGTTCTGCGAAGCAACTATCGATGCTGCTCGTGAACGTCATCGACTGGAAATTGGAGACGTGCTTTTGAATTCTGGCGTGAATATCAAACGCTGATTTCACAGCATCCTCTGGGTTAATCATGAGTTTGCTGTTTGCCAGTAAGCCAGCAGTCAGAATTGTCACGCACAGTTCCTGGGGGTGTGTCGTAAACGCCCGCAGAGACCGGCCATTATCCGTGAAAGAGGAGAGCAGGAAAGATAGAACCTCTAGCTGACTGTTACTTGGTTGTTCAGTCACGGCTGATCCTCCTGCTCTTTGACGTGGTAGAGAACGACAGTATTTTTGCGGATGACAGTTTCAAGGAGACCTTCATCCTTCAACGCACAGATGCGACGCTGAATTGTCCGGTGGTTGCGTTCAAACCTTTTGACAATATCCGTAATGGGGATCATTACCAGACGTAGACCATTGTACTCCGTGGAGACTTCCAGGAGATATTGATGAACGTCATAGGCAAGATCATCCATGAGTTCGGAATGCCTAAAAGCGGGACGTACCACGTTTCTGTCGCTACAAATTACTACAACGTTGATTGTACAAGCACTTACACTGCTGCAGCCTGGTTTTGAGCGAGGTATTTCTTGTACTTCTGTACGCCTTTTTTGGCGGTTTCTAGATCCATGGTCCAGCAACCCTCCCACTCATGTTCTTCACTGGGGAAACAGTAGAGGATATGCCCCGTATTACCATGTTTGAGGCTTTTGATTTCGTAGCCGTTGAAGTCAATGGAGGCCAGAATCTCGGATGGGCCGCCACGGTATTTGGCTTTTTTCATACCCTGTTGGGATGAACAACTTGAATAGCTTAACCACCCTCATCTTGAGTGGTATCACCCCTAAACTGAGTGGATCTAAGTAAGTAGTATGGCCACCATCATCGATAGCAGAGATCACAACCGTTACGAAGTTGTTAAGGTATCTCCGCTTCCTGCTGAGCCCTTAAATGTTGTTATCAGTTCCGGGACCGCAGAGAAGCCTACGTCTCTAGATGCTTTTGGTCGGTTGCGTGTTTCTACTCCGCTGACGCTGTTTGATTCTAGCCATCGTTACAGGGACAATGGACTGTGGAACACGGATACAGCAACTGGCGGCACTACTGCGTTTAATGCGAATGAAGGTCTTGTCGAGCTAAGTGTAACTACAACTTCTGGTTCACGTGTTTATCGTGAAACGAGCAAGGTATTCTCCTACCAGCCAGGCAAGGGCCTGCTTGTAATGAGTACGTTTGTCATGTCGCCCGCAAAGACAGGGTTGAGACAACGCATTGGCTATTTTGGGACACAAAACGGCCTATACATTGAGTTAGACGGGAGCACTTTGTCATTCGTGGAGCGGAGCCTGGTTACTGGATCAGTTACAGAGACACGTGTAAATCAAGCAAACTGGAATATTGATAAGCTTGATGGTACAGGTCCATCTGGTTTAACCCTAGATATCACCAAGGCTCAAATCCTGTGGATGGATATTGAGTGGCTAGGACTCGGTACGGTACGGATGGGATTTGTGATCGATGGTAAATTTATCCATTGCCATTCGTTTAATCACGCCAACCTAATCACGTCCACCTATATCACTACTGCATCACTTCCACTGCGCTACGAGATTGAAAATACTGGGACAACATCAACAGCTAGTACGTTAAAACAAGTTTGTTCGACAGTTATCTCAGAAGGTGGTTATGAGTTGCGCGGGGCGCAGTTAGCCGTGAGCGTTCCAGTAACTTCACCGGTAAGTTTAGCGACGGCTGGAACCTACTACCCCCTAATGTCAGTTCGATTAAAAACTACACCGAATCGTTTAGACGCGATTGTTATTCTCACAGCACTTTCTGTATTAGGTACTAGCAGCAATACCATTTACAACTGGCAGGTAATTGCAGGCGGAACAACCTCTGGGGGCACATGGGTTAGCGCAGGGACGGACTCAGCGGTAGAGTACAAGATTGATGGTGGCAGTATTACAGGAGGTCGAACTTTGGCGTCTGGTTACATTAACTCCACGAACCAATCTTCCCCTACGGTTGATATTCTTAAAGAATCTCTTTTCACAACACAATTAGAAAGAAATTCCTTTACAGGTACTCCTTTTGAACTCACGCTAGCCATTACAGCTAGTACTAATTCGGCAGTTGCCTATGGCTCTGTTGATTTTGAAGAGATTAGCCGTTAACCCAACCTTCTCTTAGATACCCATAATCCCTGGCTTCTGTTACGGGTTTTTCTTCGCCACAAACGTCACATTTGCCAACGTGGTAAGTAGCGCAATGGTGTGTGGGGCCAGTGTAAATTTCTCCGTCCCACCACCGGCCCCACAATTGACCACAATCAGCACAAACCCAATTAGGCTGTTGCTTTGCTTCTGGCGGACGAATCTTCATTAGAAACGAGGAAATACGCAGCGGATCAGCGTTTTAACGACACTGGCGAAACAGATCGTTACCACAATAGTAACGGCTGCTTCAGGCCAGTTCATCTTTTCTCCTCTCATTAATGATTTTCATTTTTTCTTCATGAGTTTTCTTAATCCATTCGTGTTGCTTGATTTGATCTTTGGCAGCAAATTCGATCATTTCCTGCATCATTTGTCGTTTGATTGGGTCCATTAATTCTCGGCGTCTTCTGGTTCGGTTAGTTTCCTGAGAACAAACGAGCCATCCTCTTGATCAATCCATTCCAGCTCATCCCCTTCTTGCCAGCCCAGGTGCTCCAGTAGCGCATCGGGGAGCGTGAGAACACCTTCCTCATCAATAGGTAACGTCCAACTGTCACCTTGATGGATCGAATCATTCTTTGGTTCCATTGAAATAGCGATCGAGTTCGGAAGAGAGGAGGGTGCGCATTTCAGCCAGGTAGTCATCCTTGGTGCATAGGGTGGGGAAAATCAGATCAGTTTTTTCATCAATGCCTTTTTCTTTGCGGTAGAGCTGATCCACAGCGTATGTCATATCCATCGTCATGCGGTACAGATCCCTGGTGCGAATCGTAACAATGCCGAGTTCATCTTTGATGCAATCATCCAAGATGCGCATCATTTCGGTGATGCGGATGCTGTGCTTATTGAACAGATCACCGTAGACGATGAAATCCTGCATGTAATAGGGGTCAGCCATAGCCAGGTGCGTGGTGCGGTCCCATGCTAAGGGGGATCGCCATGGATTGCTAGGTTGTTATGGTTTGAAAAATCTTATCAGCGCACAGGCAGGAATCGAACCTGCATCGTTCTGCAGCGGCAGAACCGTCCTATCCGTTGGCTCGGACTGTGCGTAGTGACCCTCCGGTTTGGGCAGCATCCCTGGATTCATCCTCTATTCGCGAATAGCGAATGGTCCGTGATGGGGGCTAGGCCTGGAGGGTGTTAGTCGAAGAACAGTCCTCCCAAGACAAGTGCCAAGTTCAGACTGTGTTGATGGATGCAGTGTGACAGGACTTACTCGACGGGTCACCGTATGCCTGACAGGGACTGCACCTCTATCTCCACAATTGTAACACCATCACATCAGCTTGTGAAGGCCGCTTGACTTACCAAATTTGTCCATGATCTCGTCGATAGACTCAAGGGACTCAACACGAACAAGGATATCGGTGAGGGTATTGATCACTAGGGGGTGCTCTGTACGTGCAGCGAAGGCCAGTGCTTCCCGCAATGCAGCGGCTGCTTGCTTGGTGCATTCTTGAACTTGGGTTGATAGGGCCATCTCAGAATTTTTAGGTTTCCTTACTATAGGGGCGATGACCAACATTGGATCAGTCTTAACTGTTCCTATAGTTTGTCACTTATCTCAACCAAACTGAAACCGTGATAGCCATACCAAAAGGTACGGTTCGCCATAAAAAATCCCGGCGCTCAACCGGGATCGTTATTCATTCATACCCGTCACCTTGGGAGAGGTGAATTGAGCTACCAAATCCTATCAGGACGTGATGCGTTTACGCCTCTCATAAACGAAGGCAAACCCTGGAACCAACTGTGCTGACATTGGCGCTAAACCTGTATCAGCATTGAGTTCTTCCCGGACTCGCTCTTTATCAGGTAACTCCTCCTGCTTTACTTCCAAGATTGTATCGTCTTTCAGGCGAGTGATGGTTACCGTTTTGCGTAGACCAAATTCAGTACGCTCCTCTTCGTTCCAGTTGTCGAAATTATCCAACAACCTGGGCTTGACCCGTTTGATGGTGGCCTGATATTTGACGCCAGTTGGTTTGGAATCAATCAGGTTTTGCTGGTAGGCATATTTGATGATGTTGGTGATTTTCTCCTTGTTTTTCTTCCAAGCGTCAAGATTGGCCTTGATTTCGTCCAGCTCCGATTGCAAGGCTTCGATATAAACGTCACACTTTTTGATGAGTCCGATGATTGCATCGAACTTTGCCTCTTGTCTGGAAGCGAGATCATTGAGGTGACGTTCAAGTTCTTCTTTTTCATCCTCCCCAATCTCTGGTGTATCGGAGAGAAAGCGGACGTGTTGAACAGCTTGCGCCAGTTGAGCGTAGCTTTGGGTGTCTGCCATGGTTGGTGGTGTGCGTGTGAATCAGATTTTGCCCTGTCCGCGCCGGGGCTTGCTGCGTTGCTTCTTCCAGGAACCGCGCTTGCGGAGACCGTCACCGATGCTGGTGCGCTTCTTGACGGCTTCCTTGTGGATCTGGCCGGTCAGACTCTTTTTAGCCATCCTAGGGAGGTAGGGTGCCCCAGGAGTCTAGGGGATTACCTCGTGGCGTCAAGCCATTGTCCTTAAAGATTTCTTTGTATACCTTGTAACCGTTCAATACTGACCCATCGTTAGAATAAATATCATTCTCAGCGGTTATGTCAAATTTTGAATTGATTGAGGTTGAGTTCTCCCCTGATGATTTCAGCACTTCCCTTGAGGATGAGTTTCTCCTTGCTCGTATCTCAAATGAACTAAAAGCCGTCACGGATATCGAACAGCTCCGGGTCGGAGCACTGAAACTTTTGGAGCTAGCCGTTCATCGCCAAGCAGTTATCCGAGGTTTGGTGCGCCGAATTGCTGATGTGGAGGGTCAGGCGATCAAACGTTATTACGAAGATTGAATTTTTCTATGCTCTGGTCAGTCTTACCTTGTATTTTCCAGAGCATTTGTTTGTAGCTGCGACTGTATACTTTTGACCCCCTGGGGATCAGCATGGTTTTGCCGTCCTTTTCGTAAATGGCGTGTTTGGTCCCCATGCGGAATAGAGTCCACCCGTGCTTTTTGAGCTGCTTGTGGATCTCAGAGAGTTGGTTAGCCATGGTTCAGACGAAAAAAGGCCGATCGTTTGACCGGCCCAAGAACTTGTCAGGTTTGTTCAGAGGATGACTTCACCTGTCTCCGCATCCCTGGAACCAAACAGTGCTTTGGTTCCGCTGCCACCTTCTACCGGAGGGAGAGAAAAGTCTAGGCCGGGACGGATTGCATGGAATCCAATCTCCTTTTCACACTGCTTGAAGAAGTTGGCAGCGTAAACTTCAGGCGGGCAGGTCTCCCACACGTTTTCGATGAAGTCAATGTCTTCTTCACTCTTGGGGAAGAAATCTTCAACCGTTTCAGCAGTAGGAACAACCCACTTCTCAGGGTACGCGATCCAGCTCTTGGCCTTGTCACCACCATAAAGCTGAGAGCCGAAGGTGGGAGTAAAGATCGCAGCAGCACTCTGCTTGGGGTCAAACCCAGCAGCGGACTTGAGGCCCATCCGATCTGCGAAGGCCGATTCAAGCTGCTCTACGAACGTGGCGTAGGCATCACAGAAAAGATTGGAAGCACCACCGTGAATCGATAGGATCAGCGGCTTTTTGTGAACAGCAACACCATCTGCGTTCACTAGGAACATCAGGATGAGACGGCGACGCTTGTAAGGATTGGGCTTACCAGGGTTTGCAGACTCCCAGTCATCGTATAGATAGGAGTCACGTGGGTAGATCCCTTCGATGCCACCTTTGTCGGAGTTTTCGATGAAGGTGACTTGCTTACGGAAACCGCAATGGAGAATAACCATGCGGGGAGTTTTGAAGAAGATTCCTTCGTTTTTGTCACCGTTGTTATACGTGTGGATGTACTCTTCAGCCTTAGGGAAATCTTTAACGTTTCCGGACCAGCCAATACGGGCCAGGGCGGTATCTTTCAGGAAAAGTCCACACTGGGACTTGTCATTAATCACTTGTGCGTTTACGAGGTCACGCATTTCTCCCTGATACTTCTCAGTATTCAGGTATCGATTCAAAACTGACATTTCGTTCAGAGCAGTGGAGTGGTCCTCGGTGCAGGATTCGAACCCACACAGGCGACGCCTGGTGCCGACCCGAGGAAGAAAGGACCGCAGCCGGAGAACTGCGGATCCCCCTACCCAACGATCCAAAATTAGTACCGATCAGGCAGGATGGGAATAGACCAACCTATTAATTTATCTTATCAGAAGGGAGGATCGACCTCCGCTTCCGGCGATGCTGATACCAGCTCCTGCTGCTGCAGAGGCGGGCGTTGTACCTTCTCAACTTGAGACACGTGAGACTCGCCCTCTGCTTTGGGTTGTCCCTTGCCGAACACGCTGTACTGTGACGAGCGAACACGTACCTGATAGGTGCCGCGATGCGTTCCGTCCTGTGCCTGCCAGGTGTTGTACCTCAGTGCCCCAGCGAGAGCCATCTGGCGCCCCACGAACAGCAGATTGGTCAGACGCTTAGCGTCATCACCCCAGCTTTCGATGCGGAAGCCGAGACTGTCACTCCACGTGTGGTTGAGCAGCGGCTGGGAGGGAGCTTTCACCATGAGCGAGAAGGTGAACAAATCCTCCAGTTTTTGCTCACCGATGTAACCAACGCCACCTGCAAGGTTTACCTGATTCACGCTCACTTCTTTCTGTACAACCTGCAGGGGTTGCGTCGGTGCTACGTACATTTTGTAGTCGTTCCGATTTGGATACAACCGACCGCTAATCAGCAGATTACAACCTGGAGCGAAGGCATCAAAGGTAGTACCTGCAGCTTTATTGGGGATCAGGTAGAGCGGAGCGGGTGCACCATTCTTCCCGGAGACAGGAATCTTTACCTCCATGAAGCGGAGTCCTGAATCCGTAAAGACCTCACCGACGTAAGAGGCTGTGCAAATGATGGTGTTCATGAGTTTTGACTAGGAAGGGTCGATGGTGACGTAATCTACTCCTGCTTCGCGCAGAAGTTTACTGGCGTCGATAAAATTTTGAAGCCAGCGTTGAGGGATTTCGTCCCGCCCAGAAACGTAGACGGATTTAATCCCAGCATTAATCAATTGTGCTGAACATTGACAACAGGGCGGGAACGTAATGTAAGCCGAGCTACCCTCTGTGCTGACACCATGAAGTGCAGCGGTGACGATAGAGTTTGCTTCGGCGTGAACCGTGTACAAATACTTCTGATCACGGTCCATCAGGCGGTTTAGATCATCGCTAATCCCTCTCGGAAAACCGTTGAATCCAGTCGAGATGATGCGGCGGTCTTTCACGAGGACGCAACCCACTTGGGTAGACGGATCCTTGCTGAAATTTGCGACTTCATGCGCTATTCGCAAATAGCGAACGTGCCACTTCCGTTCATCCGGCGTCACTTAGAAAACGCCTCCTCAAGTCGTTCCAGGATTACATCTTCGATGGCAACCTGTCTCGTGACTAAGACTTGGATGAGATTAGTAAGATCATCAGACATGTTTTGGAGTTCTTCCAGTGTCATGTCCTGGAGTGAGTCCTTGATAGCACTGATGCGTTGGCGTCGTGGGTCCATGGTGCGTGACGTGCGCTTGACCAGTTTATAGGGTTTTACGCAGGCCGCAACCAAATCAATGGCATTCGGCCCAATTTTTACCAATCTTAGACTCGCCCGTAAATGGACACATTAGGTTCAAAAATTTACCAGAGTTTTCTATAGCCTTGACAGCCAGACTTCCTGTAAATTCTGCATATTCTGGCTTGACGGTTGCCTGCAGCTCGTCGTGAATGAATGCACACATGCCCCAATCAACCCCGTGCTTCAATCCAGCACTTTGCATAGATTCAAAAAATAAACATGTTGCCTTCTTCATCAAAATTGCACCAGTACTTTGTAGTAACTGATTCAGTGCAGAGTGCCTGGAGCGGATTTGCAAATGGCGCCCGTCTATTCCAACCAGATATCCTCGCTGATTAATCCTTTCATCGATCTTATCTTTCAGTTTTTTGATTGCTGTCAGGTTGCGATAAAAAGTATCAATCGTTGCCTTCCCGATTTCATACTGGCTGTTTTCATTTTCTTCGGGCGCAATAATTGAGCCGGTCTTTTTTGCTCCGCCCCCGTAGAGGACACAATAAATTAAGCGCTTACTCAAATCTCGCGTTGCCTTAGATATTTCACCATTGCCGTCATAAATTCCGAACATTTTGGCATTGTAAGTATGTACGTCCAGCTCAGGTGTGCTGACGAGTTTTGCATACTCTCCGCCATCAAAATGCGCGAGCCATGCACCTAACGCACGAAGCTCTAGTCCTGACGCGTCGGTTCCAACCAAGAGCCATCCTGGCGCGGCGGTGAATAGTGCTCGACATTCTTCTCCGTAGGCGTGTCCCACTGACGGGACTTGTGCCATGTTTGGAGAAACACAAGCAACGCGTCCGCTAACCGATCCATTGGTCTTTACTCCTCCGTGGATTCTACTGTCCCCATAGCGGTCGCAGTGGGTTAGCCACGCTTCGCGCCCATCTACGATCTGCCCCAGCCGCTTGCCGAGAAGCATATATTCTCCCAGCAACTTAGCCTCTGGATAGTTTTCTCCAAGCGTTTCCAGAACGTCATCATCGACCTTAACGTTCCCCTTTTCGGTTTTATCAAACTTAATTTCAGGATAACGCTGGCGTAACCGATCGGCAATTTGACTACGCGAACCGGGGTTAAACGAATGGATACGAGTTTTGAGGGGTTTTCCGGTTCTAGCGGAGATTCTTTCTTCGACAACAGGTGGGAATACTTCCTGGAGCTGATCGTAGATTTCAGAACTACGAGCCTTGAGCGTATTAACCAAAGCGAAGGCCGCTTTCTTGTCAAACGGAAAACCAAATTCCTCCTGCAGCGCCATTACTTTAGCGAACTCATGCTCCAGTTCATGGCAGCGTGGGTCTAAAGGTTGCGTTAAGAAGTATTTGTACAGAGCGTCTGTTACCGCAACGTCCTGAACGCAGTATGTTTGCATGGCCTCGGACCATGTATCCCAGACATCTACTTCCTTAGTTTCTTTCTTAGTTTCTTCCTTGAATTTAATTTTGGATACGCCAAGACGTTCACCCCAGGCTGCGAGGGAATGGCGGCCCCTGTATTTGGAATCAATATGGGCGAATTTCTGATCATCAACAGGCTCAAGTTCCGGCCACAGTACTCTGCTGAGAATGAGAGTATCAACGATCTCGCAGTCAGGCTTGAGCTTAAACTCAGGATAGATTTTCTTCAGACCACGTAGATCAAAATTGATCAGGTTGTGGCCTATGACTACATCTGTCTGCTGGAGTAGATCTAACGCCTCTCGGATCGGAGTGTAACCAGGCTGATCCGCGCAACTGTATATACGTCCTGTATCTACATCACGCAGAACGATGCAATGCACCACCGTCATCTGGTGGAGCAATCCATTCGATTCGAGATCACATATGAGTCTCATAACAAGACCGGATCAGTAGAAGCGCTTGTAGAGCCTGGCCACATTAACAATTTCCAGGTCGCCCACCAACCCAGAATCCTTAAGCCTTTGATAAACGTTCTTCATCTCGGTCAGGTCCGACAGGCAAATGGAACGGTTCAGATCCATCGTGCTTTGTACGGGCACCAGCCGTACATTCTCGCGGTCCCCCGTGAGGCAGAGGACTTTAGCCAGATCATCCGACGCCAGGACAAAACCAACTTGCATGATCAGTCCCGCAGAGCGTCGTGGTTAGGGATCGCCCGCATAAGAAAAATGTCCAATGCGATGTGCAGAAACAGGGGAACCATCACATAGGATTTCTCTGGCAGACCACCGAACAGTGCAGCGAGCTTATCGCTGAGATCGGTGCGGTGCAGCTCTTCAAATTCAATCGAGAGCATCTTGGCCACACTCAGAACAAAATCCGTGATATCTTCATCGTGATGCTTGAGCTGCTCTACAATTTCGTATAGCGCAGGATCACGCTGAATAAGCATAAGCAATTCATCCATAATGACGTACCGAAGTTGCCGCCACTGTACAACCTCTACATTCCGCGTAGATGGTTACATCTGCAAGGTGTTCTTGGAGCCGATGTGTGAGCTACGGCCTGGGTATTACATGTGGAATGTTGGCTTTGGCGTCGGTAAATCCAGGCGCCAAATCAACGACTGGTACTGGAAGCGGAAGAACAAACGCGCCAGGTCGCTGCAAAAGCAGATCACTGGACGTTCTGGCATGAAGGCAATCCGCCGTGGATTTGAAGAGGTGCTACGCCTCCGCTGGAACATCCAACCTGGCGATGGCCTGGTGCTGGACTGTACTTCAGGAGATCCAGAACGCCAGTTTCATGCCTGGAGCCGCTGGCACCGTCACCACCCTGAATGGGTAATCGATGAACGTAAGAAGGAGTTTCTCTGGTATCGACCACCTTATATGGATGATCCGATCCGTGAGTTTTTTGATGTTAAACCGGTAGTTCCGAGCGATCCTCTCGCCAATACGGCGTCTGATCGGTACTCTGACTGCTTTCTTGTTCGTCCAAAAGGGTCAGGTACTTATCAATCCATGGCTGAAATAATTGATCTATTAAACCAGGCTCCATGTAACCCACCAGATCATGAAGTGCATCTGTCAGAGCTTGGCGATCTTGCGGGTCAGTTGAATGAACTAAATCACAGAGCGTGAGATACAGCCAGTGGTTGGGGTGTTTGCGCGGATCCAGGTATTTCACTCGATCTCAATGACGATGCGCTTCAGCTTACCACGACGGTCGCGCTGCTCATAGACAACGAATTCACCGTCACCAAGCTCAGTGTCAAAAGAAGTATAAAGATTCCAGCTAGGTAAACGTACGGAACCGCTTTCAGACACTTCGATATAGCATGGGTCCACAACACAAAGGCTGCCGGAATCACTGGAGGCGCACCCGATAATTCTTGGTTTGGTTAAGGTTACCACGATGGTTCATTTCTAAGCACATGTAGTTTATTCTAACAGCGGAGCCGAAGAAGAACGCATCGGCAGGCTCCTTATTCCGGGGAGGGGCAGTTTTTAGCGTTTCCTGCTCCTTTAAAAAGAAGGGCCATGCCGCTGATCACGGGGTGGCCCCTGCCCCATAACAATTTCTTAACAAGAATTGTTGCACTATAAACTACATCAATTAGTAGCAATCAATACAGTTAAGTGTATGTAGTCACTTGAATGACTTCCTTAACTTATCGCGGATGCGTCTACCTGAAAGAAAGGGAAGCTGAAACGAATCGGCAGTGGTGGAACTTAGCCCACCGAGCAACCCTTTGGTTGGCTTATCGGGGGATTCCGTATCGTCCGATTCAGGTTGGGGGGCTTCTTTCTTGAAATCAATCAGCAGGACAAATCGAGTCCTGTCACCATAGTTGTAAGCTTCGTGGGTGATCGTGTCATCAAACACGAAAGCCTTCCCTGGTTCCCAGTGAAAGAACTGTTCTCCTACCACCAGTCCACAGGTGTCTGAGACGAGCGGACCAGTGGAGCGGCGATCGTAGCTTGGCAGAGGCTTCGGTACGACCAGGCCTAGGTGGCAGCGCAGTACCTCAGAGCTGTAGCCAACGTGAGGCTTGATGTGCGTCCCTGGAGCCAGAGCAGAAAAGCCAGCAGTCACCAGCCCTGGAATTGACTCGACCAGGGCAGTGGTTTTAGGGCAGCGGTCGCAATTGATCGGGATTCTCCGCCCGAACGCGTACAGACCATATACATCCCAATCTCCTTCGTAAATATCTTTCTCGTGCCAAGCCTCAAACAGGCTGACACTAGCTTCCGCCTCTGTGTATAAGAGGCTGTCGAGTTCTTCCAGAACGTCTTTCCAGTTCTCTTCTAGCTTCGTGAGGAACGGGAATAACTCGTACTGGTTCATGACTTTAATTTTGTTAGGAAGAAGAGAGGGATTTGGATGTTCCGCTGTAGGAACCTTACCGGGTGCGGCCCGTGCCTTGTCCCTTGCTTCATCGTGAGACCGTTGCTTCCCTCAACGGAATCCATGCGACATGACGAGGATAGTCGCAACCTGTGGCCACAGGTGGTCTGCAGAACCAAAGAAATTCTGGAGGAACCACCTCAGATTGTCAACTCCTCACAACCGTCAAATTTTTCGCGGCTCAACCTGGCAATGATCTGATCGCCAGACTCTGGTACTTCGCTAGCACCTTGGTGAACCAGAACTTCCCAGACAGGAGGCGAGTAGCGGAAAATGTCGTGGCAGTAGGCCAGCATTTTCTGCTGTTTGCTCTGCCCTGGTTTGTACAGGATCTCTGCCCGGTGGCAGGAGATTGGTTCGTCTTCGTTGTCTTTTTCATAGCAGGAGATCCAGTAGCGAGCAGTGCGCCATTCTTTAAGATCCCTGTCACCGAAACCGTTTTTCACGTTTAGAGATTTTCAGGTTTTGTGAAAATTAAGGTAATCTAAAAGCTCCACTTTTCTTCGTGGAGCGTTACCGCCGTCCAGACGGCGTTAAGGCCAGTGCCTCGTGAAGCCTGGCCTAATCTGGTGTGTTGGCGGTTCTTCCCGCCGCCAACTTAAATCTCCCAGTCGTTGTCAGCTCCGCCAAGCGCTTCAGCAATCGACGGAAGCTGGCCGCAGAAGATGGTTTTGATGTCCTTTGCGATTACCTGATGCTCCCGTTGGGTTCCGTGCTTTTCGCGCAGAGCGATGTAAGTTATCCACGACCTGATGGTACCGTTGGCGTAGAGGCGAGTCGGAGTCGCTAAAGGGAGGATCTCCCTGGCGCATTCCTTAGCTACACCATTGCTGATCATCTCTTGGTAGAGGTGTTCCGTTTCTTCAAATAGAGAACTGATACGACGGTAATAACCGCTAATTTCCTCGATGTTCAAATCATCGATTGAATTCTGGCGATTTTTTTGATCTTGACGACGCAGATGTGGCATCACAGATTTACCGAGGATGCTCACGTCTTGGTAACGTGAAGACATCTCCTGAAATGAAAACGACCGGTGACGTAGAATCTGTGCTGAAATCGAACGGGTTGTGTTGATCTCAATGCACATATTTGCCATTTCAAAAATTGAAAGATGGCGGTGCTTGATACAATACCTGAGCAGCTTTGGTGCGGTTTCGTAGTTTTCTTGGTTTTTCGGAGATGAAACCCTAGCGCAGTACGAAATTACATCTTCTGCGTCGGGAGTAATCCAGACAAGGCTTACGCTGCTCATTCTGCTTCAAGGGGAGTGGAGTAAAGCATACAATCGATACACGATTTAATGTGTTCGAGATCGCGCTTTTTTAAGAATTCAAATGTGATGATCAGCGACCCACCTGTGATGGTGAGGCTGTACTCATCCATCACAGTGTCGTAGTTGCCGGTCGCTTGGATTTCCTGCCAGCTCATTTGATGTGACTCCAGCGTTTGTGTTTGACGATTCGGTAAACAGTATCCTTGTGGATACCGAATTGAGCTGCAATTGAAGCGTAGGTTTCGTTGTCTTCAGCCAGGTCACGAATCAACCTGACGTTTTCTTCAGTCAGCACGGCGTTATGGTTGGTTGTACCTTTTTTTCGTTGGTTCGGGTGCACGGGAGCCCCTGGCGGTGAACCACGTTTCTTGACGGCATAAGTCTCGATGGTTTTGTATCGAGCCCCACAGTCTAGACAACGGCAGTAACGCCAGGATTCGTTACCGTGGTGTTCAGTTGCTGTAGTACGCGTGTTCTTTGAATTGCACGAACGGCATGGCATTGTCATCAGGGTGTATCAAATTCAAAGTATTCATCAATCTCAGCCATAACCGAGTTTTCAATTAGTGCCAGAAGCTCTTCTTCTGTCGGATTTTCGTTGTGCTTGTAAGCCCTGGCGTAACCACGGCTGACGCCGCGCTCGATACATTCGCTCAGGATGATTCGCGTTTTGGCTTGCATGGCTGTTAAGCTTGGTAGGTCAACTTCTATTGAGGAGCTTGATGCGGTCCGCTGCGGAGGA